GGAACTAGATTAGTAGTCGCCCAGAAACCAGGTCCAACAGACTGGCGGTAGAAACTGTCAACTCCGCATCGGTCATCGTGAACACGTGTGAATTGATTTATTTGAAATGTATTGGCGGCCATTCTCTAACCCAGGTCAATAAAAAAATACTTATGTAAGATGCGGAAAACGTCCGGAATTATTCGTTGAAACACAGGCGCCCATATTTCCTTCTTTACATGTTTTTTCAGGTACACGGAAGAGCCAGTCTTGGAAACTGCCTGCGTCGTTTGGGACAGATGTACTAGGAGGAGTTACAAACTGGCGCTGTCCTTGATTCCGCTGAAAAACATCTCCAGGGTCGCTATAAATGCTAGTTTGGAAATAGGCATCTAATTCTTTTTTAACGGCAGGGGAATTAGTGTAAACAGCCGGAGGCTTTGCCGGATTATTATTAATCTCATCCATCAAAACATTCATAAAAGGATTTGGCGCATTTGGACCAGTGCGATCTTGAACTCCAATGACATCTGCTATAACTTTATCCTCAACAACAGGCCCTTTTCCCACTTGGAATCCTTCACGAAGCGTATCTTTTGTTTTCATTCCGTAGAAAGCACCCACTGCTAGAAGAGGAAATAATGTGCTTATAATTAAATAGCGAAAATCAAGACGAAGCAGAGATAGGATTACACCAAGGAGTATACCAAAGCGTGTAAAACTATTAAGAGCAACAGTAGTACACCGACGAGCCCGTGCGTGAAACGGGAAAAAGTCATCACCTTCCCGCCATAGTATTGAAATATCGTCTGTGAAAAATGAACTACACTGCATTTCTCTTCCCTATCGTATGTCAACGAAATTACTTTTTACTCTTTTTCTCTGCCTTCTTGCGAAGACGTTCACGAGCAGCACGAAGACGTTCAGATTGCGACCCCTTAGCACCTTCGCCACCACCGCCCATAAAAGGATTATCAAAGAGTCCTCCCATTGAATCAAACATCTCCTTAAAAGCCGGATTATCTGTAAAATACGTCATTAATTCCTTAGCCTCCCGCATGAGAGCCTCTCGGTTCAAAGCACCAGAGGCAAACTTATCCTTAATTTTACCTGCAACACGCTTCATAGCCTCCGTTAAAAGTTCGGGATTATTTGTATAGACAAACTGAAGATGCTCGAAGATTTGCATAGGATTCATGCGTTCCATTAGCAGCGGGTCAATTCCAAGATCTTCCGGCTTAAATTCTCCTGCTAGTTCCGCTGCTATCTTAGCAATGAGTCCATTTTGAAGATGCTCGGGAATCTTAGGCATTTCAAAAGGCTTCTTGTCTCCTTCGGCTTCGGCTCCTTCGGACGGAGGGATATTACCACTCAAATCCTTGAACATATTCTTCATATTCTCAAAAATTCCCTTAAATTCTTCAGACTTGAAATTAGTAGCCATTTCCTTCATAATTTCATCAAAGTCGGGTAGAGCATCCATTTCACCAGCAGAAGCAGGAGCAGAAGCAGAAGCAGGAGCAGAAGCAGGAGCAGGAGCAGAAGCAGGAGCAGAAGCAGAAGCAGCAGCAGTAGCAGAAAACATCGTGTTCAAAAGGATGAGTGATGCTAGATAGTCCCAGAAAACCACGCGAGTCTCCTTGCTAGTATCAGACCAGAGCTTAGCAGTAAAAAAGATTCCAGGTAAAATTTCATTTCCCTTTTTACTAGCACCTGACTTTAGGAAAAATGAATCATCCCGAGCAGCAACTGCTACTTTTAGAGCAGATGCCAGCGGAGAAAAAGCCTCAATATGATCCTTACGCTTCATATAAGCGGCAACCCCCTTCTCGAGTTCAGGATAGGACAAACTTAGTTCATTTGTAAACTGCGTAACGATTGCCAGAAAACGTTTCTGTATTTCAATCTGTTGTGACATACTTGCTTTTGTCTCTTCTTTTTAATATTTTCTCCTACCGCATTAGGGATGCCTTCACAAACACGTAGGTTTAAAAAACAAAGAGGTGGAAATCCAGAAGATGTTCTACGAGCACAGATAGTTGCTATACAAGAAAAAGAAGGTGAAGTTAAATCATCCTTACAGGATGTAAATGAGCGCCAACTCTTTGATGCGATTAATACAGCCTTTATGGCACCCGGTGATCCTGAAAAAATAAAGGCAAATATTACTCTATATACATCATCAATCTTAAAAGATAATAGCACAATCCGTAATCTATTTCCCAAATACGATGGTGTTCCGGCTGAATATGTTCACCTGATTGAAATTCTAGGAAAATACGGTAAAGCACGCAATGATATGAATCGCCTTACTGATTTAATTTACAGTTATATTGTTGGTCTACGGAAATCGTATCCAACGGGTGATATGACCAGAGAATTATCAGCAAATCCTATTGCTGGTAGCACTGTTCGTATTGAAGGGGCTGGCCCCACAGGTCAACCTGGTATTGGCGCCACTCCTTTGGCTTATAATGATTCATCTCCTTATGGAATGCCCCTTTTATCCAGAAATGATAATACTCAAAATAGTGTATCTCCAACAGGCCTACCTATATTAAGTCGCAATGGCACAAATAACAATTACAATAAATTATTCAAAAAGAATAGTTCCTCCCCGCAATTATCCTCCTCCGGATATAATGACCCACTCTTCCGTAAATCACGAAGAAGCCGCCGCACGCTCCGAAAGAAGTACTAAAGCAGTACACCACTTCCAAATCTTATCTTTATCTGGTTCTGACATGGTTTTCCAATGCTTGTCAAAAATCCAGAAAGCATATGACATTTCACTGAACTTATTCTGTAGGACATCATGCCCTAAACTAATCAGAACTTCTTCATTCTTGGTTAATACAGGTTCACGAAAAGTAGGATAAATATTCTTCATGAACATTGTAAGTAAAATACGCGGATTTGCAGAATCAATTGCTTTTAAACCATCCGTCGCTAAGCGAATATCACGCTCCTCTGGATAGGAATCCGATAGCATTTCAAAAAATCCTATCAGAGTCTTAGTAAACCTTTTCAAAGGTGACGTTTGCTTATCCATAACCCTAATTATAACTAATGCTAGAAACTTTAAGCATTTTATTTACGACCAAAGGGAGCAGGAGTATCTTGGTCGCGTTTTCGCTGAAAGTCCTCATATGCTTTATCCATAGCCAATTCCTTCTTACTACGATGCGACTGCGAAGCAACAACTTGTCCTGCGGTCTGACCGCCAATTCCGGTAATACTTCCTGTACCCTCCTGGAGTTGACCAAAGTTTCGCGGAATAGGGTCAAATCCCTGTCCCTTTCCTACATCAAATTGCTGACCAAAAAAACTATAAGAATCTGACCATTTTCCAGAAGCTAATTCATTTCCATAAGCAACAGGTTCTGAAGCAGTTCCAATACTATCAGGCGCACCCGAAGAAAGACCTGAGCGACCTTCTTGCAGTTTCCTCATTGAGAGCCAATTAAAGACTTCTGCGTCTGTGCGAGGGCCCGTTTCACCATCAATAATTAGTGTAGGAACAGCCGTTAACCATTTTTCTACACGTCCCTTATCCACAATCGGCGGTCTTTTACCAGAAGCATCGGCATCAACACAAATAAATTTAAATTCCGATTGGTATCCGGCTCTTTTTACCTCCTCAAGAAATGATTGTGAGAATCGGCATTTCTCGGAGTAAAAGCACAAGTGTGGCATCCCTTGTTTGGATGACGATTTTCATGGAACTAGACTTACGCGTGTTTGTGAATAAATTTGAACATATTCCTGTGAATAAGATAAGGCAGAATGTTTAGCAACTATAAAGAATCGGGGGCCTCCCTCATGACAGATGCGACGAAGAAGGAGCGGGCAGCCTTCACACTTGCGCCTAGTCATACAACAATCGCAAATACCCTTGTTCGTATTATTCAATGTAAGGTTCCTACGGTCGGTTTCCGCACAGAGCCGCCTGAGCAGTCAGAGGTTCATATTCAGGAGAATACAACGCCTTTACCAAATGAAATGCTGGCTCATCGCATTGGAATGATTCCTATCTATGTCGCAGCGGTCGATGATTTTGACTCAAAGAAGTATCGTGTTGAACTTGAAGTAGCAAATCCTACACAGGAGTCGCGTATGGTTACAACTAAGGATATGCGTATCTTTGTTCAGGATGCGGAGGGCTGGAAGGATTTGGGACCAGAAGGAAATGCCGGAATGTTTCCCGTTGATGCGACTACTAAAGAACCAATTATGATTACTCATCTCCGTCCTCAGTGGTCGGCTGATAGTCTAGAAAAGATTAAGTTGGTTGCTTATCCGAGTGTTTCTACGGGTGAAGAGAATGTCCGTTATTCTCCTGTCTGCCAGTGTTCATATGGACATACAATTGATACCAATGCTGCTCGGCAAGAAGAGTTCTTTCAGAACTGGCTGAAGGAGTCAAAGAAGATTAATGAGCAAAGTCAGGTAAATCCTGCTCAACTTAATAACCTAAAGAGGGAATGGGCAACACTTGAAATCCAGCGGTGCTTCTTGGTAGATGAAGAGAATGAACCATACAGTTTCGACTTTGAGATTGAGACAAATGGACTTATGAGCGTTCCCGCAGTTGTTCATCGGGGAATTCGTGAAATCAAGACAATGCTTCAGAAATATCAGACTCTTGATATGCAGATTCCAGCAAATGTCCGTATTCAGCCAACTCTAGGACATCGCAAGGGCATTGAGGTTATCTTTGATAACACTGAGGACCATACGCTTGGAAATCTACTCCAGACATATCTGGTAGAGCGTCATATTATGGCGGACCAGGCACCGCGTCTCACCTATGCGGGATATAAGATGGGCCATCCGCTCAAGAAGGAACTAACACTTGAAATCGGTTCAGAGGCGGATGTAGAAATGACAGCGCGGCGTGCCATTGTGGCCGTTATTCGCTTTCTTCTGGGCCTGCTTGATACAATGGAACGGGATTGGCTGACAATTACTGGAACGGCGGCGCAACTTCCAGAACTTCCTCCTGTTCCGGCCGCTGCCGCTGCTGCCACTGGTGCGGCCGCTGATGAAGGCATTCCTCCTGTTGCAGCATCAGCGCCTACAGCGACAAGGGGTCGCGGCCGAGGCCGTGGCCGTTGAGGATTATAAACACATACTGTAGAGATACAGAATGATGTATGAATTGTCATTAATATTTTTTCTTTTTGTAGTGCTTGCTGTTGTTGAATTATATCCTCGTAGATTTCTATATGAGAACTTTGCTAGTTCCCAGACATATCCAGCATGCTCGTATGAAACAGCCTCTGAATATAATGTAAAAAAACGTGAATTAGATGTTCTTTTTCAAAAAATAGCAGCAATGAAGACTGATATTAATGAAGGCACAGGTCGCGTTTATAAATCCATTGATATTCCCTATTCAACTGAGCAGGACGTGGAACCCGCCGCAACACTAGTAGGTCGGTGCCATAAGAAAGCCATTCGTCAACGTGATATTGAACTAGCCACTGATCGGTATTTAATCCGCGGTAGTCAATTAATTAAGGCATTAGATGCGTATTATCCCGCAGTAACACAATCAGCAACTCAAGAACTCGAATCTAATGTAGGAACTCTTAAGGCAGTCATGTTAGATAAATGCCTTAAAACTCAACCCCAACTTGATATGCCTGATGGTGTACGCGATCCGGCCTTCTATGAACCTCCGTCTCTAGAAGAACTCCGTGCGACTTCAACTTTCATGTAAGCCTAAGAATGTATAATTAGTAAGAAAACAAGTAGACCCGCGGCGGTCCAGAAACTCTTAATGGGTTTTGCAATTGTAACGATATTTACAATTACATTATTCCACAACCAATAAATAATACCAACATCTATTGCTAGAACAAGTAGAAGAGCAATAAGGAAAGCGGCAGGATTTATGGCTCCTGTATCAAGCATATTAGCAAAGTTCTCCCGAAAATCCATTTTAACAACACTATCCACAATTGGGCTTAGCATCCGAAGCATTTCTACTATTCACGCTCTAATTTAATATTATCCTTGCTCTTCTTCCCCCGATGCTCTTCAAGATAATTAAAAATTTCAGTTGCTTTAATAATATCACCCTTGAAATATTCTGTTAACTTTGATATGATAAACTTCTTGCCCATAGATTCTTTCGTCTGTTTATTCTGATATAGAATTGCTCCACTTTTGATATTAACGCGTGCTATTTTATGTCCCTTCATGGTCTTTGTAATAAGTCCTTGTAGGATTCCCATCCGCTTCCTCTTTTCCCGCATAGCATTACCTAAAATTTTTAATTCATCCTCCAAAGTCAACCATTCCTTAAGATAATTGGGTAAAACAGAAATTTCGGGAATATCTTCTGCTGGAACTACGGAGTTGGCTTGCTGTTGTAATGTGTTTTCACTCATATGTGAAATAATGTACTCGTCCTGACTCATTACTCTACTATCTCCTTAAATTATTATTACTTACACGCGGACTACACAAACAAAAAATTGAGTTTGCTGCGACCCTATAGAAACCCAAATGGCAGAAGTTCAAGATACCCAATCCCGTCAATTCTTCATTCGGCTCATAGCCAAACGAAGAGAATATATTTTACAGCAACTTTCTCTGAAATTTCCTGAAAAAAAAGAACGACTGGAAAGACTAAAACCTCATGCTTTCCAGCATGAATTCTTAGAGCCCAAAGTGGAAGAATCAAGGGAAATGTAGTTTTAGTCGGTCACGC